GGAGCCGGAGCCGTCGCCGGAGCCGTAGCCGTAGCCGTCGCCGGAGCCGGAGCCGGAGCCGCATTTCTTTGCCGGCTCCACGTTGATGTTAAGACTGTTCACGGACGCCTGCCTTCACGATGCTGTCCATCGCTTCCTGCGTGCAGGGAATGACCTCGTACACGTCGCCCAGCCAGATTTCGTCGAGCTCGTTCGGCAGATTCACGTCGTCCGCGATGCCGTTCTTCGCGACCGCGGAGAGGCTGATGCCTTCCTTCGCCTTCCAGTACCAGAGGCGGCGCGACTTGACGAGCGTGGCGTGGTTTCCGTCGTGTTCCTTGAGGAACCCGGCGTGGACTCCGCACTCGTGACCTCGGCAGATGACGTACGGCATGCCCTCGGTGTTCGTGGGCTTCGCCTGTGCTACGCTGTCCTTGCGCACGTAGGTGATGCCGTTCAGTTCGATTTCTTCGTTGTTAGTTTCGATCATTGTTGTTCCTTTGTCTCTTCGACTGTTGTTTGGTTGGTAAGTTTGTCTACAATATCCGAGTGGCTGTCCTTGATGTTGAGCCACAACGCTTCAAGTTCAATTTCGTTTGCTTGCGTAACGGGCAGATGATAGAGCACTCGGCATATCTGCTCTACGTAATACCCCATACGCACCTTACGAGTTGCTATCTTCTTCATTTCGCCTCCTTCGGCGGTTTAGGCAACGGCATCCAATGGGTGACCTCTCGCGATGACGGCGAATCAACCCAAAATTTACGGCCATCTTCGTCATCATCGTAAGCATTTGCGATGTCGCAGTATGCTCCGTTCCAAACAAGCACGTCGTCGTCGTTTGCTGGCATCGCTTCCTTGACGCTTATCCATTTTGGTTCATCGTCTGCCTTTACAATGTTGTACAGCGGGTCTGGCCCGTGCGTGTGTAGGTGGTGTGTCTGTATGGCCATCACTGCACCTCCTTCGGTTCGAAAACGTCGCTGTTTGTCGTGCCGCCATCGTCGTCCCACTCGGTCCAATAAGAGTCGCCGTTGCCTTCGTCGTACATCTCCAGGTATTCCTCGTCGGTGTAATGCTTGTGCAGGCATTCGTCGGAGCAGAAATATTCCATTCCGCCGTCGATGACGTAGCCAGCGTTCATTTCCTTGCCGCATTCGCTGCATTTGCGTGTTTCGCTCATAGGTCCTTCACGAATTTGAGTTGGTAGCCTTCGGCCTTCTTGATGCCTGGATAAATTTTCTGCAGGACGTCCATTACCCTTGTCTTGTGGCGGTGCCACATCGTGACCGGGTGGACGCGCTCCCCGTCGGGGAGGACGTAAAAGTCCGCTTTCAGCTTTTCCTCCAGGCGATAGTTCCCGGCCCGGTAAATTGTCCCGGTTTTCCCTGCGCTGGTGTCTGCGTAGCTGATGAGGTGCTTGATTTCGGGGTGCCGTTCCCGGAGGTAATGAGTCAGCAGGGAGAGCGTTATCGTTTCGGAGTATTTCGGCATCTTGTCCGAAAGCCACATCCGGTCGAATTCACGGGTATTTTTCGGGTCGAGGTCTCCTTTGATTTTGGGCCGTATCCCGTAGCCGATTTGCATGGCGCCTTCAATTTTTCCGTGGTAGAGCACGACGAGGTTGATGCAAGAATTCGCGACCGCCTTGTGGGAGTAATGGTTCGGGACGATGACGCTGTCCGCCAGCCCTTTCTCGCATTCCACTATTTCGATGCCCTTGCTGGGGCAGGCGTACCCGCAGCACCCGGCAAGGTCGAAAATCGGGGTCTTCTTCAGTTTCATCAGTTCTGCCCCGCATAGCCGTACCAATCGAGGAAGTCGGCGCAGCCGAGGGCGACGGCCCCGGCCATCATGGCGACGGATGCCACGATGAACGCGCTCGAAACGATGTAGATTACCAGCTTCATGCGTCCTCCCTGTTCTTGGGCTTCCTTCCTCTGCGCTTCGCGGGCTTCGGTTCAGGAACGGCCGCGTCCCTGTTGTGCATCGCCATGCGGTGCGCCAGCTTCTTGTGGAACGAAATCGGCTTCGCTTTCCCGATGCGTTCCACGAGAAAATCGGTGATGTTTAATTCCATGCTGTTCCGGAACAGCTCCTCGGAGGTGTTGACGCAGTCGATGATGGCGCCTCCGATGATGCGTCCGGCGTCTTCCAGGTCCTTGTCGTCGAGCGATCCCAATACCTTGCTCGTGTTGAATTTCATGTCCATTATGCTGCCTCCTTGACCTTGCGGCCTGTTATCCTCGGTTTGAATTTCTTTATCCACTTGTCCAGCGCCGCCTCGGCTTCCTTGCACGGTTTCATGAGCTCGTCGGAGTGGACGCGCTCGTCCCCGTAGAACTGGACCACGTTTCCCTTGCGATCGATTTCTGCCGTTGCGAGCGGCTTTCCCTCGCTCCTGATGAACACCAGGATGCACTCGTAGTCAGCCACTTTCCCGATGTAGTCGGCGGTTACGAGGCACTGGTGCAGCACGGTCGCCTGCTCGGATATGTCCTTTAATTGTCCCGGGACGTAGACCGAGAGGTTCCCGTCCTCGAGCGTCTTGCTGATGAACTTCCGGACGGCCTTCGCGTACTTCTTCTGCTTCGCCTTGAGCCGTGCGGCTTCCCTGTTCTTCGATTCCTTCATTACCTTGTCGTGGGCCTCATTCAGGTCGGAGGGGTACTTCCAGTACGCGTTCTCCATGTCGTGGCCGCATTCCTTGGCCATGCGCCAGTAGTCGCTGTATATGCAGTACAGCGCCTCGAGCGAGTAGTCCTCGCGGAATATCGTCCCCTTGCGCAGCTGCGCCTTCATGTAGCGGAGCATTTCATCGTCGATGCGGTAGCGTTTCACGACGTCGTACTCGTCCTGGGTCCATCCGTGCTTCATGATCGAGCGGATTTCCCCGAGTCCCGGGTCCTCGATTTCCGGGTGCGCCTTCAGGTACGAGACTATCTTCATCTGTTCGCGGTACGTGGCCTGGGCGAACGCCTTGCTGACGGCCAGCTTGCAGTACCCGCCATTGTAGAGCCTCTCGCATTCAGGCCAAAGAATCCACGCCTTGAGGAATTCGAACACCTCCGCGCAGGTAGTGCCGGGGCGCCTGTCGAGTATCTTGGACATGAACCAGCGGAACCCGGGATGCGTCCGTTCGACCATTTCGCGTTCCTCTGCGGAAATATTCGTGAACACCTTGTTCGAGCTTATTTCCGGGACCTTGAGCGCCCGCACGTTGATGCAGGGCTTCGACCACCTCTCCGGCACGGTATCGTACAGGAGATACCCGCCCATCGTGGAGTACGCCAGGTTGCGCACTTCCTCGCGGCCGTCGTCGTACTCGCGGAAGATGTCCATGCGGCCTTCCTTGATGCCGCGGCGCCTGTTTTCCGACCAGCTGGCGTTCACTACGCGGACGACGTGTCCCTTGATGATTTCGAGCCTGTCCTCGAAGATGCACCGGATCATGCTACACCCCCATGGAAGCGAATAGGTCGAGTTGGCCCTGTTCCGGCTGGATTTGTGCGGTCTGTGCCGGGGTCTTCTCGGCCTGCATCGGGCGCTTGTAGTAGCAGTCCAGGCACATCCCTTCCTTGTAGACGTTGATGACCTCGCGGCCGCACACGCGGCATGTCGGGAACTTCTTCGCCTCGGGCTCCTTCTTTGGAGGCTCCGCAGCCTTCAGGCCGTGCTTTTCCTTGAGCTTCTCCAGGCGCTCGCGTTCCTTGTCGAGCTGTTCCTTCTCGAAGTCCTGGGTGACCTTTTTTGCCTTCGATGCGGACTTCTTTGGCGCTAATTTCTCGGCCTTCTTTTTTGCCTTCTCGGCAGCTTCCTTCCTGGTGCGCTCCTTGGCTAGCTTCTCCTCGTCCTCCTTCTTCCAGAGCTCGTCGTTGAAGTAGTCGCGGCAGATACGGTAGGACGTCTCGTTGTCCACCTCTCCGTTTTTGTGGTCGAGGATTTCCCGGGCGCATTCGGTGAGGTAGTCGATGCAATCGTCGAGGCGGTCCTCGTGGCCCGCGAACTTGTCGCAGGTGGCCTTCAGGTTCGCCTCGATCATGGCCTTCATGGAGTCGGGAGAAGTCTTCGCCATCTCCTTGTAGGCTTCTATCTGTTCTTTGGTGGGTTTCATGTTTTTCTCCTGCGTGTTAGGCGCAAATGTGCGCGGGGCCTTCGTCGGAACGGGTATATCGTGTAAAAACAATGCAGACCGCCGAAGTGTGCCCCGCCTGCGTCGCGATCGTTCGTTCACGCTCCGCATTTTTCGTGGCCCGTGGGCCGTAGCGGCAATCGCGGGAGTCGGACCCGCGAGACGATGCTTAGCGGATGCACCGCCGTCTGCCGGACTTGCCGTACACTTCCAGTTGTCTTCGGAGTCTTGTGTGGAAGTGTGAAGCTGTACTGACTCGTTTGGTTAAGGCTTGCCCTGCTTTCCCTAACGGCCGCGCAGGGCGGCGGCCTCCCCAGATGCGGAGAACATTCCGGGTAATGCTTGCTAGATCGGCAGGTCGTCCGGGTCTTCCGGATCTCCGGACGGGCCCATGGAGCCGTATCCGGTCGAGGGCTGCGCCTGCTGCTGTTGCGGCTGCGAGTTCCTGGGAGTGAGCAGCTGGAACGTGTCCATGAGCACTTCGGTGACGTAGCGCTTCTGGCCGTTCTGGTCGGTCCAGCTGCGGTTCGTGAGGTGGCCCTCGACGTAGAGGGACGTGCCCTTCTTGATTCCGAGCTGCTCGACGATGTCGGCGGTCTTGCCCCAGCCGACGATGTTGTGCCACTGCGTGTCCTCCTTCTGTTCGCCGTTCGCGTCGCGGTAGCGGCGGCTGGTGGCGAGGGAGAAGGATACGTTCTTGCGTCCTCCGGCCTGGCTGTAGCGCACTTCCGGGTCCTTGCCGATGTTTCCGATCAGCATAACTTTGTTCAGGTATGCCATGGTGTTGTCCTCCTACTTGATGGTGAGCGTCCGCTCTTTTGCCTTGGCGAGAATTGTGTCCGGGAACATGTCGACAATCTTGTCGACCTTGAGGCCGGCGGCCTTGATGACCTGGGAGACGGTGAGCTGCTGGAAGAGCTGCTCCTTTGTCACCAGGTGCTTCTTGATGAGCGCGTCTGCGATGGCGATACCTGCGCCGTCCACGAACTCGTAGGTGAAGGACTGCTTCGCCCACTTCACGTTCGGGGGCAGGTCTTCCTCGCTGCCGAGATTGTAGGTGTGATTTGCCACTTCCTTGATGCATGCGGCTGTCTTTTCGCACCAGGCCTTCAGTTCCCAGATGTCCACGATTTCTCGGTCGCGCAGCTTGCGGGCCGCAACAAAGTCAGCGATGGCGCCTTCGTCCATTTCGACGCCGGCGTTCTCGATCATCCACTTGAGGGTGTCGGCAGCTGCGGCGGAGAGGCGGATGTTCGCCTGGATCTGCTCGGGTGTCACGACCATTACTTCTTTTGCCATGCTATACCTCCTCCGCAGTTGCTGCGTTGTCGATGGTTTCCTTGACGTCGGCGAGGAATTTCTTCCTGGACGCGGAGTCCTTGATGTTAGAGATGGATTTCACGTTATGCGCTTTCAGGAAGTTGTCGAAGACTTCCGGGTTCCTGTCGCGCTGCTTTGCGCATGCCTTCTGCCAGTTAGCGTCCTTTTCCGCCTGCTGCGTCGGGGCCTTCTGTGCGGGAACCGGTGCTGCAGGCTGCTCGGGTTCGGGCTGCACTACCTCGGCATCCACGGCCTCGGCTTGTTCTTGAACCGGCGCATCCTCGACGGTAGCGTCCACGAATTCGGGCACCGTGTCCTGGGCCTGCTTGCCTTCGTCGCTTCCGGCAAAATCCTGCACTTCTTCCGGGGTGTACATTCCGGAAAGGCAGGCGGGGAAGAGGGCGCGGACGCCCTCGGAGACACAGCGGGCAGCCAGCATCTGTGCGGGGAACTGCTTCCAGGTGAACTTACCCGTGAGTCCCGCCTTGTTGGCGCGTTCCATGGTCCACTTCACGTCAAGCTCGCCGCCCTGGGCGTGTTCGAGGTGCAGGACGCACTCGGTGTCCGTGCGCTTGATCCAGCGGACCTTTCCGCCGGCCTCCTGGAACGCCGAGAGCATGGCGTCGGCCTTCATGGCGGGCCTGCCCTGGATGATGTGGTAGCGCTCCGCGGCCTTGGCCGGGTGCAGGCCGTTCGCCTGGGCGATGGCCATCAGCGCGAATGCCTCGCTGCTGCTCTTGTATCCGAACAGTCCGCTCTTGGCGAATGCCACAGAGAGATTGCTCATGTCCTGGATTGTCATTTCGTTCGACATATTGTTTCTCCGGTTGATTGTTAGAAGTTCGTAAGGTTCGACAGCTCGATCTGGAGGCAGTATTCGAGGTCGCGGCGGGTGGACTCCACGCCGATGCGTGCCACGCGGTAGCGGTCGATGTCTTCCTTGCCCGGGCGGTGGCCTTCCGCCACCAGCTCCGCGATGGCCACGGCCGCGCTGTTCGCTTCTGCCACGGCGTCGTCGTGTGCGCGCTGGAGTAGTTCCATGTCGTGAAGCGTCTGCATGATTACCCCCACTTGTAGATGAGCGCCGAGTTGGCGAGGAAAAGGATCAGTAGTGCGGCCACGAGGGCGGCCTGGCCCCACTCGAAGGGCTTCCTGTTCGTGACGATGTCGCCGTCGTGGATTCCGTCGTTTGCGCGAAGTCCGCGCTGGAATTTGAGGTTCGTTTCTCCGGTCATGCGGTTCTCCTGTTGTTCTTCTTGGTTGTGCAGAATCTCTTGAGCGCGCCCATCCAGTTGCCGATGGGCTTGCCGTTCCTGTCGTAGCCCTTACGGTCGACCATCGTCATTTCCCACCATTCCCTGGCGTCGCTGTAGTCGAGCCCTTCGCCGTCCACGAAGGAGAGGAAGCTCTCCCAGGTGGGCAGCGGGAGCGTGCGCGAGGGGGCATCTGTTCGTCCCATGGAATCAACCGGTCCGGTATCCCCCTCACGCAGCGCGTTGTCGTCTGTGCTTATCGTGTCAGGTGTGGTAGTCGAATGGGTGGAAGACGGTCGAGCTTTGTAATCGTCGGCGGCGTCGCCGCTCGCCGCGTCTTCCGTAATATCCTGTTTTCTCGGGCGTCCGCCCTTCTTGCCGTTCTCGCGGGCCGCAGTGGCGAAGGCGCCGTTCATGCGCTCGTTTGCCCATCGGACCATGAGAGACCCGAAGGAATCCCCGTCCGGGTTCAGGTCGTCCAGTGCGTCCATGGATTCCGTTATGTCCTCGGCGATCTGTTCGGGAGACATCTTCCGGAAGTGCCGGATGAAGTCCTTGAATAGGACGCGGGACCAGAATGTGTCGGAATTGCGGGGCATTAAACCTTCTTCGCGAACTGGTTGACGGCTTCGCCGATGATGGCGGGCGCCTGCATGGGCGTCCCCTTGTCGGCAAGTTTCTTCTTGATTTCAGCAATCTTTTCCGCGGTCTGCGGAGTGATGCTTGCCTGCTTGTATTCTGCCATTGATTTCTTCCTTTATTGTTTCTTCGGAAATCCCGAAGCGTTACTTTGAATATATAAAGTATTTCTTCGGTTGTCAAGACTTTTTTGTGATTTTTTTCAAACTTTTTTTAGACTTTCTTTAATTAAGTGTTAAGTGTTGCTAAATTTGGAGGCTCACGGAGGAATCCATGAACCTGATAAAAGGACTGAAAGATTTCAAGGAAAGGAAGAGACTGTCGAACGCCGACCTGTCCAGGCTCCTGGGCGTTTCCGATTCCATGATCTCGCAGTACCTTTCCGGGAAGAGCGGAATGTCGCTTGAAGTGCTGGCGGCGCTCCTACGTGCCGGGATGTCGCTGGAGGAAGCCTTCGACGAGGAGACCGCGGCGGCCGTCAAGAAGAACATCTTCCCGGAATTCTCGAACCCGGAAGACCCCATGCAGGTTGTCGTGGAAGGGCTGCGCCGCATGCTGGAGCAGATGAAAAAGGATTAAATCTTAATATCCCAATGGGTTTAATTTTAACCCAATGGGTTTAAAACAAAACCCAAGAAAACCCAGCGAAACCCAGCCGTAACCCAAGAAAACCCACCTTCTATAGAAGTAGTAGTAGAAGTAGAAAGAGTATTAGTAGGAGTATGATACAACCACTCTACTCTATTTTACCTTAAAACCCTATATGTAAATAACCCTCAACTCAACTCATGCGCGCGTGCGCGCGAGACGAGGGGTGTTTACACATTATTTGGAAAAAATGTATATTCCGGAACATGGAAACGATTGCGGCATTCATTCTCTCGATTTTCGGCGGCCTGTTTCTTTTCCTGTCCGCAGGACTCGGACTCATGGCGCCATTGGTTTCCTTCGTCGCCTACCGCGACCTGAAGGACGGACGGAAGCTCCCCTGGATTGTCCACCTTGCCGGGTTCTTCGGCATGTTCACGTTCGTGTCCGTAGTATGCGCCCTGCTTGGCGACATTAAGCCGGACGAGATGTCCGTCTACATCTTCGCGCCATCGCTGGTGGGAGTATTCATGCTGTGGCTCGCAGGGCTCTACCTGCTCATAACACGTAAATAAATTGTATTTACGCCAATACACGTCACACTGCGACACAACGTGACAACAAAATAAACTTTCTTTTTCGGCGGTGTTCAATTGAGCACCGCGCGCGTGTAAATTCTCCCTGTGGCACCTTGCCACATACGGGAGACATTCATGGCTACTACGAAAAAGAACGCGCCCAAGAAGGCGCCAAAAGCTCAACCTGAAATCGCGGAAAAAAACGCCGACAAGGCGATGGAAGGCTCGGTCCTTACAGGCCAGCCTATCGTCGTGCCTGCAGAGGAACCGAAAACGGAACCGCCCGAGATGCCGCAGGCGCCGGAATGGGAGAAGGCCCTCGAGGAAGACTACGGGCACATCATCCGAAACCGCGACCAGACCGCGCTCCTCACGGCCATCCTCACCGAACTCGTCAAGATCAGGGTGCGCTGATGGCGAAAAAGGCCGGAACAAAAGCGGAATCTCGCAAGAATACTGCAAAAACTGGCGTAAAGCCCGAAAAATTGCAGGTTCCGGAGAATTTTTCTCGCGAAGAAGGCCAAAATGATGCCGTGAAGGGTACCGTGAAGCAGAGGCGGTACAACGTCCAGAACCTAAAACCGTACAAGAAGGGCGAAAAAAGGACGAAGGAGAACGCGTCCAAGGGCGGAACGGTCAAGCAGATTAACGCGCTGCTGCTAAAGGCGAACGCGACGGTAGTGTACGAATCCGGAAAGATTCCCGAACTGCTGAAGGTAGCCCTGGACTCCGCGAAGAGCAACCCGATGTACTCGCAGGCGCTCATCTCCGTAATCAAGGAAGCCGCCAAGCTGGTCGGCGCAACGCACGACCAGTCGCCGGAAGCCTCCCAGAACGTGAACCTCAAGGCGGACGTCAAGAAGGCCGAGACGGTGAAGCTCGTCATCGAGGACTTCACGAAGCCCGAGCAGGGTGAGAAGGACGGAGGCGCCGCTGGTGAATGAGAGAGCACCGCATCAGGCTCATGCCCTACCAGAAGGAGCTGATGAACTCCGACAACCCGTTCACGTTCGCGGTCTGCGGCCGTGGCTCGGGGAAGACTTACACCCTCTCAGCAATAGCGCTCATCAAGCTGCTGAAGGGCGAGAACCTGATCCTATGCGCGCAGAGGTACGACTCGCTCCGAGACGTGCTCATGAAGCAGGTCCGGCTGCGTGCGAAGGAGTGGGGTCTCGAGAACGCCGTCAAGTTCTGCCAGAACCCGATACGCGCCTCTTACGGACCGTGGACCATGTACGGTTCGAGCTACGAGTGCCTGGACGGTGCGCGCGGCCTGGACGACATCAACACGATCCTGCTGGACGAGGTGGCCCTTGCCCCGCTGGATGTCCTGGACGTGCTGGGTCCGTGCCTCCGCGGTCCGAACGTCACGAACCCGACGGTCAAGGGGGCGACTACTCCTCGCTCGACTTCCCTGTGGAACCACAGGTTCGCGGGGCTTATGCCCGGGAGCGACGACTGGAAGATAATCAGGGCGACGACATACGACAACCTGTCGCTCACGAAGCGCCAGCTGGAAATCATAGAGCGCTCGATACAGACGGAGGAGATGCGGAAGCAGGAGCTCCTAGCGGAAATAGTCCTGAACGGGGACAACAACTGCATCCTGCGGGAGGACGAGTTCCCGAGCTACTACCAGCCGTCGACGGACACGAGGGTGATAGCCGGCGCCGACCTGTCGAAGGGCAACGTGGAGCGCGACGCTTTCGGCTGGTTCGTGCGCAGGGGCAACGAGATACTGGACATGCAGGAATTCAGGGGATGGAGCCACGAGAGGTTCGTGCAGTACGTCCTGGAATTCCACAAGAAGACGCGCATCGACCAGCTGAACTTCGACTCGGCGTTCAGCGAGTACGCGTACAACACGCTGAAGTACTACATGCCCTGCAACCAGATACCGTTCTCGTCGAGGGCCCCGGAAGGCCAGGAGCAGGAATACGCCAACATGCGCGCCTGGATTTGGTTCTCGCTCGCGTGGTACGTGAAGAACGGGCTCTACATCGGATTCACGCCGAAGACGACGCTGTACGACTCGGAAGGCAACCTGGTGGGCTCGGAGGTGGTGGCGCACCTACGGCAGCAGCTGTGCACGTGCTCGTGGCACAGGGACCGGCAGGGGCGCCTGCTCATCATCGACAAGGAAGAATGGCGCAAGCTCATAGGCATGTCCCCGGACATCGGGGACGCCGCGGCCCTTACCTGCATAGAGCGATGGACGGGCGACGAGCCGGCAATGGCTGCCGGAAGGGTCCGCACGGGAGTGACCAAGGCGGAAGAAGAGCTCATCATGTCGGAGTACTAGCATGGCGGTGAAGGCGAAGAAGAACGTATGGGAGGAGGCCGATATTCTCCCGATGGCCATCAGGCTCCGAAAGTGCGGGAAGTGCCCGCCGGAAATCGACGCCATCTACGGGAAGATCATCATCGGGGTGGTGGAGTTGGCGACGAAGACGATGCCGGACAATGACCCGAAATACAAGGCGAGACTCCCGGAACTTCTCGACGAGGAGGTACAGTCGCAGATGGTATTCAACGCGCTGCGTGCCGCCGAGAAGTTCGTCGATGCGAAGCGGAACCCCAGGACGATCGTGAACTACCTGGTCAAGGCGGTGCAGAACCGCCTGCGAAACTGGGTGAGGGACACGACGACACGTCGGATGAAGGCCGACATCGTCAACGAATGCGACACGAAGATGGACATAGTGGAATGCTGCGCCAAGGAATGCAACCTTGAAGGCGCGGTATTCTGGAAAGAGAACAGGTTCAAGGTTCACACTAACGGAATGGAACGATAAACCAGGAGACAACAATGGGAAGAAAACTAGACAAGATATTCGACGAAGTCCTCGAAGAGGGCGAGGAAAGGGAACCGCAGACTCCGCCTGCAGAGGAACCGCCGAAGGCCGAGGAGCCCCCGCAGGACACGCCTCCCGCCGAGGAGCCGCCGGCAGAAGAAGAACCGCCGAAGGACACTCCGCCGGCAGAAGAACCGCCTCCCGCAGGGGAGCCGCCGAAGAAGGAAAAGGACATCCCCGAGGACCCGATGAAGCGCGCGGAGTTCTCCTTCAAGCGCCAGCTTTCCAAGCAGAAGGAAAAGCACGAGAAGGAACTGGCGGCACGCGACGAGAAGCTCGCGGCCCTCGAGAAGAAGCTCGCGGAGCTCGAGAAGCGGCAGACCGTGGCCGAACCGAAGAAGACCCGCGACGATTTCGACAACGACGAGGACTACATCGACTACCTGACGGACCTGCGCGTAAGGGCCGCCCTGGCGACACGCGACGAGGAACTGGCGAAGAAGGAAGCCGAACGACTCGAGGCGGAGCAGAAGAAGGCCAAGGAACAGGAAGAGCTCCTCGAGAGGCAGGAGGAATGGTACGGTCACGTCCAGGAATCGTTCGGGGGCGACAAGGCGCGCTCCGACAAGTTCCTGGAGCGGGTGGCGTACGCCAACAAGCACGGCCTCGGCCAGATTCTCGACTCCTGCCCGGTGGCGTCGGACTACCTGCTGAACGACCCGATGGGCCCGGTGGTGTTCGAGAAGCTGCTGAACGACCGCGCGTCCTTCGAGCAGGTCTTCAACCCGAGGCGCACGAGCCCGATGGCCATCTACTACGAACTCCGCAAGGTCGAGGCGTCCATCACCGAGGCTGCCGACCAGCCGCCGGCGGGAGGGAATCCTCCGCCACAGAATCCCGCGGGCAGGCCGAACGTGGTGCCGCCGATGGGTCGCCCGGGCAAGCAGGCGGGCGGCGGGGCCCTCACGAACACCGACATGTTCGACGACCCGAAGGCGCTGCGCAAGTGGCTCCGGGAACATCGCGGATAGACAGGATTTTTCTCCTTGAGTAGTGCCAAAGGACCCCTCCGGGGGTCCTTTTTCCGCTCACGTGTAGTTTATGGGTGAAGAGGCACGACCTCTATCCCGAAACGGCGGGTAAACCGTTCTTTATGGCGCCTGCGGCCTGAAGGCAGGGACAAACGCCCCGTTTTGTTGTCGGAGGGGCCCGACACTCCACAGACATCAACACTCAAAAACGTGAGGCTATCATCATGGCTGGTAAATTTACTACCCGCAAGAAACTCACCATGCTCTCCGCCGCGATCATGGAGAACATGAACTATCTCAAGGAATCCGACGACCTCTTCCCGCAGAGCGAGATGGAAGGCAAGAAGTACGGCATGTCCGTCCACGGCTACCTTCCCGACGCAGGCTCCGTAAGCCAGGGCCTCGTGGCCCACCCGGACAAGGCACACCAGGTCGAAGTGACCGCATGGCTCGACAACTACAACACTGCCGCCGAAACCGACATGTGGGACGAAATCGAGAACATCGAGGACTTCAAGAAGGAAATGGTCGACAAGCGCGCCAAGAAGCTGGCCCGCGAAGTCCAGCTCGCAGTCATCCGCGAGAACGTCTTCCGCTCGGCACAGGTCGTCGTGACCAACTCCGTCGGCTACGACCTCCTCGGCGACGCAAGCTCCGCTCTCGACGAACTCTCCATCGTCGGCGAACGCGTGGACTTCCAGACCCCGAAGACCTTCTCCAAGATCGCCCGCACCGGCGCGAACCTTTTCCTCCCGAGCGACATCCAGAAGGAACTCTACGAGGAAGCGTCCCTCGGCACCTACAGCGAGGCCGCCTGCGTCAAGCTGCCCGGCCTGCCGATTCTCGACACCACCGGCATGGCCACTTCGCTCACCGTGTCCGGCACCGTCAAGAAGGACGCGAGCAACAACGTCCTAGGCGTTTCCCAGATCACGACCTGCTCCGGCGTGTCCGGCGACGTGATCCCGGGCGTCCCGTACACCGTTGACGGCCTCAAGGTGGTCGACGAAGGTGGCGTGGAAACCGAACAGGCCTACGTCGTGATCCCGGTCTCCGAGGTCTACTACGACGAAGACGGCGCCCGCCAGACCCGCACCGTCATCCCGGGCCTGCGCATCAGCGCTACCGGCAAGAGCTGGGGCAACCCGAACGCCCACATGTCCGCGACCGCCATCGGCTCTGCGACCGCCGACACGACCGTCACGCTCACGCTCACCCCGGTCTCCGGCATCGTCGCCGGCAAGCACTACCAGGTGGGACAGGTGCGCAACAAGAAGGCGCTGTCCTTCTCCGGCCAGAAGTTCAAGAACCTCCCGGCCGCCAAGCAGGACAACGTGGGCGTGTACGAGAACGTGTCCCTCAAGATGCAGTCCGCCCCGGAAATCATCAACGGCGTCTCCTACTTCCGTATCGACATGCCGTTCGTGGCCCGCATCTTCGACAACCGCCAGTCGGTGACTACCTACTTGCAGCTCGACTAGAAGCTGCATTGTTCTCCCGGAACAACGGGGGCTCCCTTCGCGGGGAGCCCTTTTTTTGTCCCCGTGTAGTTTGAACATGGAAGGACAAGACCATGATTTCAGTCAACGAATTGATACAGCAGGCGTGCGAGGACCTGTCCCTTGTCGGGGACGGCGAAACGGTATCCGGAGACCTCGCGGCATCCTGCGAGGGCCTGCTCAACAGGGCCATCGCGCAGCTCAACTCCGACTCCTACATCAGCCTGAGCGTCAAGACGCACGACGTCTGCGGTGCTGGTGACATCATATACAGAGTCCTCGAGGAAGGCGAGCCGCAGGCCCCGAACACCGTAAACCAGGAACCCCCCGACAACGTGCAGGGAGTCTCCCGCATGGTCGGAATCCGGTACGTCCGCCTGACCCCATGCGAGCCCGAGACCATGGACAGGGCGCTCACGTACTCGCTCCCGACCATCTACTGCTACGGCGTGGAAACCGAGACGGCGCCTTCGGGTAAGACCAGGCGCATCGGTCGCGTCCGCCTGAACGGCAGCTACCCGACGGACCTCCGAATCTACGAAAATTCCGCCCTGCCGAACTACAGGCTGGGCGACAAGATCTACTTGAGCCAGCTCTACTACAACCTGATCCTTTTCACGCTCGAGATGCGCATGGTGAAGAAGTACAAGCTGTACTCGTACAAGGCGGAGGTCGCCGAAGACCTCGCCGGTGCGATGAAGGCCATCGACTCGAGCACGGCGAAGAACAGGCCGCTCTGCAACGACGAGCTCCTGGTGAACGGATACACGAGGCCGGCAGAGGACCTGCTCGGCGGGCTCGGATTCTAGGGGGACGGGATGGCGACAGGCAAGGTGATGCAGCTGCTGGTGGGCAGCTCCGCGAAGGCTAAATACCCTGCGGTGCAGGGCTCGGAGTGGTCCTCCAACATGTACTACGCCAGGAACGGCAAGCAGGAATTCATGGAGAGCCTGCCGGGGCTGCGCAAGGTCTCGGAACTCGGCGGCAGGTGCCGCGGGTGCTACGTCTCCACGATCGGCCTGCGGGCCACGGCGTCCACGGAGGACCTGTTTGCGGTCATGGGGAACACCCTCTACAGGATAGGCCCGACGGGCGACTACGTGGCGCTCGGGACGCTGGCGAGCAACAACAGCCGCGTCTCGTTCGCGGAGGCGGGAGGCCCGAGGGCGCTCCTCCTCGTCGTCGACGGCGCCAACATGTACTACTACGACCTGCTGGAAGGCGGCGAGCTGAAGCAGATCCAGCTGCCGGAAAGAATCAACGGGGAAGGCGGGACCATCACCCCGACCCACGTGGCGGTGGTGGCCGGTTCCATCGTCGTGAACGACACGGGCTCCGGGTTCGTCTACTACTCGAAACCTTACCCACTCAACAGCGACAAGAGGAAGATGTTCTCCATCGTCGACGGCCAAGTGCAGTACGAGGAAGACGGCGTGACCGTGAAGACGGTCGAGGTCGACTCCGACAAGCACGTGTTCGAGGACGACTACGGGGCGCAGCTGTACTTCTCCGGGGAATCTTCCAGCGACAACGTGAACGCGGTCTACGCCGTGGGCCCGACGCTCTACGTGTTCGGCCCCAAGTCCGTGGACGTATTCCAGAGGGGGTCCGGAGAATTCGAGGACTGGATCCGCACGTCTTACACGAGTACCAACACCTTTGGGCTCGAGGCCCCCAACAGCCTCGCGAGCATCGGCGGGTCGGTGTACTTCGTGGCGAGCGGAGCCCAGTACGGCAAGTGCGTCATGAAGGTGACAGGTACGTCCTTCGAGAAAATCTCCGACGACTGGCTCGACGACAAGGTGCAGGCCGAGGCGACGGGTTCCTCCTACGGGTTCTGCTACAGCGTGGGAGAGCACCAGTTCTACGTGCTCCAGCTGACCAGCCTGGGCGAGACGTGGTGCATGGACACCATCGACGGGGGCTGGCACCAGAGGACGAGCCGCGACATCAAGAGCTGGAAGGAGACCCAGTGGCGCGCCGGAGGCGTGGCCTACTTCCGCGAGAAGTTCTGGGCATTCACGAACGACGGGCTGCTCTGCAGGTTCCACGACGACTACTGGAGCGAGGACTACCCGGACGGCACGACGCTCCCGATGGTTCGCCACAGGCAGACGGCAGTGGTCACCGACGGCCTGAAGCCGTTCATGTTCGAGGAACTGGCGGTGGAGTGCAACGTGGGAACGTGGAACGACTACACCCTCGAGCCCAAGATGCTCCTGGAAATCTCCAAGGACGGCGGGAACACTTTCGGGAACATCCGCTCGGCGACTATCGGGCGGACCGGGGACTACTCCAAGAGGGTGCGCTGGCTGAACCTCGGGATGGTGCGCCTGTGCGTCATCAGGCTGACCTACAGCCACCCGACGGACCTGGTGCTGACCGCCTGCGCGGTACGCGCCGAATCTAGCGGGGTGATGATATGAGAAACGCGGTAATCAACGCCAACAGCCCCAAGGAGGACATCTGGGGCGTCCTTACCGGGGTGTGGAACGACTACAGGGCGGGCCACGAGAAGAAGTGGCACGTGACCAAGACCCCTTTTTTCATTCACATCGAGGGGGTGATGCAGGCGGGCAGAAACGAGCTCCCCATCGCCCCGAACGACACGAAGGCCCTGTCGTGGACTTCGAAGGACAGAAGCGGCAGCGTCATCATCAGGGCGGGAGAGACTGGATTCACGATTCCCGAGAACGCATTCTGCGAGATAACGATCTATGGCAACTACGGAGGCAACGATGGCCACTGAAAATGAAACTGAAAAGCTGAAGACGCTCATGCGCAAGCTCAAGGATTCCATCCAGGACTACCTGGACAATATCGACATGGACGAGGCCGACGAGAAGAAGGCCAAGAAGGAAAAGGAGAAGAAATAATGGCTGGAGTATTCGACTACCTGGGCGACCTGCTCGGCACGAGCAACAGCGACCAGATCAACGCCGCGCAGAAGACGCTCGACGGGATTCTCTCCCGCGCCGATTCCGTGTCCGCGCAGAACCGCGGGCTGTACGACCAGTACCTCGGGCAGATGCAGGGCATGTACGGCGACAACGCCGCCAAGTACAACGATGCGGTGGCCAGACTTGCCGACGCCATCGGGCAGGGGCCCGAGACGTTCTCCTACGACAAGACCGCGGAGGACTTCTTCGACCCGTTCCGCGACCAGGCTGCGGCCCAGGCGATGGACGCCATCAACGCTGGCGCCTCGGCAGGCGGCAACAGGTTCTCGAGCAACTACAACGACAAGGTGGCTGCGAAGCAGAGGGCGCTGGCCACGGAATCCTGGAAGACGGCGTTCGACACGATGATGCGCGACCGTGCACAGCAGATGGCCGAATGGCAGGCCGGGCAGGGAGCCAAGCAGCAGTACCTCGGCAACCTCGGCACCGTGGCCGGGCTCTACGGGGAGGACCGCAAGTCCCTCGGAGACGCCATCGGCAACTACTACGGAAACGTGGCGAACCAGAACAACGCGGACCTGGAGGCATACTCCGACGTGACGCAGAACAAGGCGAACCTGTCGGCGCAGCGCAGCAACGGCGTAGGCCAGCTGCTCGGCCCGGCGGTACAGCTCGGGACGGCCCTGTTCGGGTAAGGGGGTGAAACATGGCAATGGCTGTAAACTTTAGGTGGAGGGGCTCGAACCTGCAGGCCGCGCAGCCCAACTCCGTGAAGAACGGATGGGCGCAGAGCCTGACGCAGGCGGCGACCGCCATCAGCGACATGAAGAACCGCAGATTCAACAAGGAGCAGGCGGAGCGCCGCAACCGCATCGAGGACGAGGACAGGGCGCGCAGGATTGACGAGGAGGAGCGCCGCAAGAAGGTCTATGGCGACGCCGCCGACATGATGCGAGGCAAGGCGCAGGAACGTGCCGCGCTCGTCCAGGAAGCGGAGAAGCTCCGCTCCGAAATCGCGGAACTCAAGGCGCGGATCGGGGGCTAGTCGATGGCTATCTCGTGGTCCAAGATACTCGAGCTGGCGCCCCGTTTCCTGATGGGGCTGCTCCCCGGACTTTCCGGTGCCGGGCTCGGCGGGCGTTTCGCATCCAGCACGGCATCGAGAATACTTTCCGGCGCGGGCATGAAGGGCGCTGCGTTCGACTACCCGCAGCTCGACAGCGACTTCTGGTACGACGTGGACAACGTGGAAGACCAGAACAGGACCTACATCAACGGCAAGAACACGGTGCTCCCGGCCATGAACGGGGAGACCATGGACCGCGAGACGGTGAACGCAGCCCTCGCGCAGTCCCTGCAGGAGCACAACAGGGCCATCCAGCGCGGCAACGAGCGCGACCTGATGGAATGGTGGCCTGGCGAGGACAACAAGCCCCGCAGAGCCCTGCACCCGAAGTCCACGGCCATCAGCGGCCTGCGCCTCACTCCCGGCGGAAACATCCAGATACAGTGGAAGAACGGGAGCGGCAAGTGGTACACGTACCGAGGCGGCGACGACATCAGGCAGACGACGGAATACGTGAAGGACCTCATGACTTCGCCGAGCATGGGTCGCGCCTTGAACCGCAAGGGACAGATGGCGTGGCCGAACAGCAGGCATCTCAACAGCGAGGGCAAGGTGGACGAAGCCCTCGGCAGAATGGACAGGAATATCGGCCAGTGGGGCCGCGCGCACTACGCGGACGACTGGGCCTCACTCGGATAAAAGGAGCAGAAAATGGAATTCAGGTGGAAGACACAGCAGCCCATGGCGCCGCAGACGGTGCCCGGAATGAACGGAGGACAGGCCGCGTTCGATGCGTCACAGCAAGCTGCCATGGCGAACCCGGCCCCGCAGGGGGCGCCCGTTGCCGCCGAGGCGTTCCCGGAAATCAATGCGCAGATTCGAGAGAAGGAAGCGCGTCTCGCGGAGCTCGACGCCCGCATCGCCGACATCGACAGGCAGTACCCGGAACTGAAGAATGGCGGCCAGGAATGGGAAATCGCGGCCAAGCGCGCCGAGATAGGCGACATGAGCGCCTACGACGCCATGATGGCAAGAGGCCAGCAGGCCGGGGCTGCATCGAACGCCATCGAGAACGAACTGAAGAACGCCGAGAAGCTGCTGTGGGGCCTCGAATCCAAGAGCGACGAGGACCGCGCCATGGCCCGCAACCAGATCGAGGTGGCGCTCCGCTCCGCCGAGGAATGGCAGTCCAAGACGGGCCAGCAGCTCCCCGCGTCATACGACCGACTCCGCTCGGCTCTCGAGAAGGGACCGTCGCAGGGCCAGAACGTGACCGAACTCGTGAACTTCTACAAGTACAAGCAGGCGAACGGCACGCTGACTGACGACGACCGGACCTACGTGGACACCGTGCTCCGCCCGAAGATGAACAGCGAGGACTTCGACAAGCTGTTCTCGTTCCTCCAGGAATCGAAGGGGAAGACCGTCGAGGACAAGGCGAAAGCCGACGCATTCTCCAAGAAAATCAACGGAATGGTGGCCGGAATCGAAGGCAAGAGCCCCGCCGAGCAGAACGCCTGGTGGAGCGGCCTCACGAAGAAGGAAAAGAACGGAGTGCTCAAGATTGCCAAGTGGGTCGCAGGGCCTAACGGCGACTACCTCGAGAGGAAGAAATAATGGCTACCGTGTCCGAAATCATCGCTGCAAGGAAGAACGCAGGGCTCGGGATCGAACCCCGCGTCTCCGAAATTCTCGCTACCGCCCCGGGAATCACCGAGGAGCTGTACACGAACGCCGTCCTGGATTCCCTCGGCGAGACCTACCCGTGGCTCACGCAGAAGCTGGAACGCTCCGAGGAGCCGGGGATTCCCGATTACGAGTCCGTCGTCGGCCTGCTCGGCCTGAAGGACGAGGAAGGCGGCCGTAGCGCCCTGCAGCAGTTCATCGACGACTTCCCGAAGAAGCTGGCGGCCTGGAAGAAGAAGGCGCTGAAGAAGGACACCACGCTCGGCGAGCGCGGCTGGGAGACCGTCAAGGAAATATGGCGGCAGGCTAACCTGGACAAGATGAACGCCGACATCGTGACGCAGAGGGACAACGCCCTGCATGGCAAGGACGAGGACGGCAACATCGTGCGCCCGCTCGACTTCGCGGCGGGCAAGATTGCCGACCTTTTCACTCCCAGGCGCATGAATGCGTTCAAGGAAGGGAGAGACCCGACTGCGGCGGAGACCATCATGGACGTGGCGCAGAACGCAGCCTACGCCATCCCGATGGGAGGGGCGGAGGCCGCCATTTCCCGCGGGCTGCTCGGCAGCACTGCAGGGAAGGTCGCCGGGACGGTAGGCGCCGCGGCAATAGCCCCGTCCGCCATCACGGCGCTGGACTACGGCCTCGGAACGAAGGACTACGCAGGGCTGGAGGACGCCGCCATCGACGCAGGGCTCGGAACGGCCACGAACCTCGGCGTGAACAAGGTGCTCGCGCCCAGCATCAGCGCGTTCCTGAACCTCAGGAGCGTGCGTTCCAGACTCCCGCGCCAGGTCGTTTACTTCCTCGAGAACAACACGTCCCCGAAGCAGAAGGGGCTGAACCTCGTCAACGAGGCGAAGGCAAAAATCAAGCTGCACCAGAAAGAAACGGACGCGCAGTACATCGACAAGGTGATGCGCGGAGTGAAACCCGACCGCATGACCCCGGAAGAACTCCAGGCGGCATCCGACATCGTCAACGTGGGCAAGCTCTCCAAGAACAAGACCGCGGTGGACGAATTCACTGAAGGGCTGAACATCCAGCGCGACATGGCGAAGGCCATGCCGGAGACGAAGCGCAGCGTAGCCGACATTATCGACGCCAGCTTCCTGGATGGCGCTCCCGACTACGCGAAGCGCGCCATGGTCAAGAATCCGGAACTGATCGCCATGATGGAGAAGCGCGGCCTGAAGGACTACGCCAAGGACCCGAACACGTACGTGGACGTCCTGAAGTCCTACATCACAAACGAGGCCGGAAACGACGCTGCAGCCCAGAGGGCCCTCTCCAGGTTCGGGGTCGACCCGAAGGACTTCCGCAAGGAACAGGACAAGGCGAGGAAGGACAAGAAGGCATCCTTCGCTGCTTCCGAGATTCTCGGAGGGAGCAGGGGGCCGCTCTCCACGGAGTCCGAGATGTTCATCGAGGACATCCGCAAGAACCCCGGCATCGTGGTGACGGGCCACCCGGACCCGGCCAAGCGCGACGCGTTCAAGATTTGGCTCCTGAAGGAAGGGAACGACCTGCTCCGCGGTACGGCCGCGGCCCGTCCGACCTTCGACGTGAAATAAACCGCCGTGTAGTTTAATTGTGGAAGGACATATGGCAGAGAATCTACTCCAGAAATTCAAGAAATTCGCCCAGCGCTCCCGCGACGCGTACTCCGAGATGTACGACCGCATCCGGGAGGACCGCTCCTTCATGAGCGGGGAAGGGCAGTGGACGAAGGCGGACGACAACTTCATATCGAAGGCACGCAACCGCGTCACGGTCAACGTCCTGGCGAACCAGGTGCACAGCGTCGCGAACAAGTACTCGACATTCCCGTACACCTGGTACACAGGCGACCCGGACATCGACAAGGAAATCGACGACTTCTTCAGCGAGGATTCCAACAGGTTCGCCACCGAGGAGGCGCTCCTCGACGTGGTATCCTTCGGGCTCGGCGTACTGGCGCTCGGCACGGACGAGACCTCCGACGGCCGCAACGTGCCTGTCATTTACGCCGTGACGGACCCGGAACGGGTGATGCTGGATCCTGATAGCACTGAACTTGATGGTAGTGATAGTATGGAGGCCGCACTGGTCGACTACCGCTCCAAGGAATGGATTCGCGTCCACATGGGCGAGGAGTACGTCCCCGACAAGAAGGCGGAGCCGGTCTTCACCGGAGCCTTCAACAACGGATTCTTGATTCCCATCGTGACCTACTACTACCTGGACACCGACGGGTGCCACAGCACGACATTCGTCAACGACAAGGAAGTGGTCAACCGTGGAGAGGACGGAGAGGTGATACCGAACGCCCCGCTACCGATTAAGCGCATCCCAATCTTCCCGGTATTCGGCGAGCGTACCTGGACGGACGACGACAAGCAAATCTACCGTGGCCTGATTGCCAAGGGAAAGACGGTGCAGCGCATCGTGAACTACGCGATGGTGCAGCTCATGGACCGCCTCGCGCTGTCCCCGAAGCCGATGTTCCGCGGCTACATGGAATGCTTCAAGGACTACGACAAGTACTACAAGCAGGCGGGAACCGGAGTGAACCCGATCCTGCCTTCCCAGCGTCTCGCGAACGACAACAAGACGGAGCTGCAGATTCCCGATGTGTACACGCCGAACATCCAGTTCACGGACCTGCAGGGAATCATAGACGGCACCATGAACATGCTCTCGAGCATCACCGGCGTGGACTCCAAGGGCCTCGCCGACAACGAGAGCGAAATCACGGCCACGGCCGTGATGTACACGAGCCAGGTATTCCAGAACAACATCAAGCACTTCTACAGCCACCTGCGCACGAGCTTCAAGGCGCTCGGCGACACGGTGATGGTGCTCATGGGATACCCAGGTAAGAAAATCGACGTGGCGCAGGGACCCGACGCCTACATGCAGAACCAGATCGCCAGGGCGGAGCTCTCGGCGCTCATGAACGTGGTCGAACCTAACCAGAAACGCTCCATCGTGAACGCCATCCTGAAGACGCACCCGGACAACGAAATCCTGGCACAGCTCTACGTCGACCTGAACAGCGTGCCGGAACCGACGCAGATGGAACAGGAGATGGAACAGGTCATCGGCGAGATGAAGAAGGCCATCGAGCAGAAGGACGAGGAAATCATGCGCCTGACAGCACAGGTCGATGACTTCCAGCGCTCCGACAGGAGCCAGGACAAGAACCAGCTCTTCGAGCTCCGCAAGATGCAGCTCGACCACAAGTACGGAATGGAGGATGAAATCCTCAAGGCGCAGCTGGCGTCCGGAGGCGACGCCGACAAGGCGGCCATCGAGGCGGAGCGCGAGCGCATCAAGCTCGAAGCCGCTGCAAAGAAGGCGGCCATCGAGGCGCAGAGCGGACGCATGAAGCTCGAGCACCAGGCCGCTGCGCAGCAGATGGACCTGGAAAACAGGCAGATTGAAATGGACATGAACCTGGCAGACAGGATCTTCGGAGGCAGAGATGATTCGGCTGGCGCTTCCTAATTCTCCGTACATCGTCCCGGAAACGGGGCTCCCGGTCGAAGGCCGCATGAAGGTCTTCCTGCACGATTCCGACGAATACGCGAACCTTTACACCATCGAGGGGGGAGAATACGTCCAGGCCGAGAATCCGCAGCTTTTGCACGCGGGGCTTACCGATTCGACCATCTTCACGGCGCTCGGCGTCTTCGACGTGGTCATCGAGAAGTACATCGGGGCCGAGGGGCAGCTCTCCGTGGACTCCCCGGACACGGACTTCGAGCCGGTCGGAGATTACGAGGTCGGGATGGACTTCGACATCGCGAGCTATTCCAGGAATACCGTGAACACGGTGGAAGAGCTGCGCGAGGTGAATCCGGAACTCGGCATGGTCACGGTCAAGTGGTACGCCGATGAGGGTGACTGCCCGCCGCGCACCTACGTCTGGGACTCCGAAAGCGAGAACCAGGAGGACGGCGGCTACGTCATCGGCTCCGACGTGAGCGACACCGGAAAGTGGATTTTGATGTGGGACGACGAGGTGCTCCCGTGCGGCGTCTACGGCGTGAAGCCCGGGACCGAGGCGAACGTCTCGCTGCTCTTGAGCTACCCGGCCGTGGTCGGCTCGTTCCAGATGGCAACTGCGCCGCGCGTCCGTTTTACGAGAGGAACGTACACGAGCGCAAACACCTGGAGCACGACCAAAGAGATCCTGTTCGACCCGGGCGCAAAGTTTACGGCCGGAGGGTTCGCATGCCCGAAGGTACAGGTCATCGGTACGCGCGACAGCTACGTGGCGGACTTCACGTTCACTGCGGCGGACGCCGTGGCGCATTCCTCGTGGTTCAGGACCGCAGGCGGCTTCTGGAGATGCGGGGCCAGGACGATGGTGATAGACGCCACGAACTACATGGCGGACTTCGAACTCAACGCAAACGTCACACTCCAGAATCGCGTACTCGTGGCACTCGGCCAGCTTGCGACGGTCTACTCCGGCGGGGCGTCCATTACGCTCGACAACGTGGTGGTGCAGGGGCAACCATTCAGGATGGCGTCCGATTTCGTGGTGCTCACCGGCACCGGGTACGGCGACGGCATCTTCACGGGTGCGTCTTCCGCCTGGGACCCCGGCCCATCAGT